GATGTTCGCTGCGATGATGAGAGAATATGCAGAGAGAGAACATAATAGATCATTGCATCAATGAACTGAACATCATTAGGACCATTGAAGGTTCAATGGATGAATGATGATGAGAGAATATGCAGAGAGATCATTGCATCAATGAACAGAACATAATAGATCATTGTATTAATGAATAGAACATATTGCATTAATGAACAGAACATAATAGATCATTGCATCAATGAACTGAACATCATAGGACCATTGAAGCTTCAATGGATGAATGATGATGAGAGAATATGCAGAACATAACAGATCATTGTATTAATGAATAGAACATCATAGGACCATTGTATTAATGAACTGAACATAATAGATCATTGTATTAATGAATAGAACATAACAGATCATTGCATCAATGAACAGGCTAGCAAGCTCGCCGTGCTGGCGAAGCCCCGAAGGCTTCTATAGGTTGGTTTTGTGTGCGTTAGCACGGCGAGCTTGCGAGCCTTTGGGCGAAGTGAAAAAGAATTGTCGGGGGGTGGCATGCTAATTGCGGAGCATCTAACACATATTTTCGGCGCAGCACAGATTATCCGCATTTATCCGAAGAAATGCCCCAACTCCTGTCAATTCGGCAGCATTTTTTTTGAAGCAGCAGCTTTAGCGCAAGTGGTTTTGGTTCCAGAAGTCGTTAGAGGACATTGGATCAAGGTCACGAAAGCAATCTGATGGTTTAGCGATCCACAGACGGGCAATAGGTTGACCCTCAAAGAACACAACGCCTTCCGAAAACCTATGTTCAGTATATGTTTTGTTCATGTCTATTTTGGTACGGATCTCATCCAGAGAAAATGCTTTACATATTTCCCGGTCATTTAGTTCGGGGATCCATTTATATGCAGTTCTTCCATCAGCCCAACTCACTCTAACAGGTATAGCGTTAGCATAGCGAGTTTGCGAGTATATATTATTTGACATTATTTATTTCCTTATTTATTTCCTTATTAAGATCACCATTTTGTCAAACCATCATAGCCCCAATCGACGAATCCAGAATGATGATGAGCAGAGAGACCGAGGCTAGTAGAGGACAGGTCATAATAAGTAGGACCAATAGGGCGAGAGGCAGCCAAGGCAAGACAGACGGCATAGTCGCAATGTCTCTGTCCTGTAGAAGTTCTAGTTCTGGGGATGTCGATTTTAATGGCATCTTGAGTAGATGATCTTCGGATCAAACCCAAGTCAGCTAACAGGTCAGGGTCATTTGGCAGACTGACTTTACCTTCTTGCATTAATGCTTTTAAATTGTCGAACTGCATAACCTTACTGGTCGATGTAGCATTTTCGATCATTAGTTGAAGACCTTTATTGATCGCAATGTCTCGTAAGGCATCAGAGGCAAACTGATCTGACCACGCAGAAGATAGCCAATATTGACCGCAATAAGTTTTTACCTCGCCGAAGACTTGGTTTAGGCTAAGCGGATTTTTAGAGGTTCCTCGCCATTGTTTAATAAAACAGACATCAATACCGCCGGAAGGGTACAGTCTGGCAATAAGCAGGGCGAAGACATCGGCACGAGTAGCTGCATCAATAGCAGCGACATATCTACCGCCAGCTTCTGGAGGAATTTCCAACGGACCATCTAGTCGAGTACATTTTTTCAGAAAGTCAGTTTCGAACATACCTTGAGTACGTTCAATAAATTGAGCCATAATATCTGACTGGTAAGCAATAGGGTCTTGTTCTTTAATACCATTACAGAACTCATCAGTAAATTCATTAGGGTTCATGACTTGTGCACGTGCACAGCAGACAACAATATTTTTATTAGGCTTACCAAAATGTTCATTATACAAATTAAACACGGCACCTTTTCTTGTCCAAGGAGAGCCGATCGAAAAAATAGCAGCGCTTCTATATTTGGGGTTATTAGTTGATCTTAGGCGAGCCATACAGGCAGAGACGGTATCCTCGTAATTAACGGCAGATTCAGATGCATTAGATTCCCACCTAGGCGCCTCATCTAATAGTAGTCCTGCGAGCCAAGTTCCGCCAACGGTACTTCCTTTTTTCATTGCGGCGACTGCTTCTATTTTGACAGACATGCCTGATGGGTGGCGCAGGGTAATACTATTTTTGTCTTCATGTTCAAATAATGTTTGCAGTACTCTTGAGTGATGAACATAGGACTTAATATAATTAACGGCATAGACAGCTTGGGCTTGTTTAATATTAACAATATAGACAGAGACTTGTTCGCCTCCTCGTAAAGACTCCAGATCCACGGTTTGGGTAGCATATACAGCACGAGCGGCTGATATTAGGGTTTTACCGCATCTAACTCCACAAATGATCATAAATGTTTTAGGAGCTGGTAGAATTTTATTTTTCCATTTAGGGAAACCAAAAGCCTCTATAACATCAGGGTGGTTAGCTAATTCTTCTAATGGTTTGCCATCAGTAATGCGAGCAATAGCTCTTTGAACGGGGGTGGCTGGTAGATTAAAACCATCTGGATGAGTTAGTAGAGTTTCGAAGTCCTTAAATAGTTCTTTCTTTAATTCGGCTACATCTTCATCGTCTTTCTGGCAATCTATTATTCTTTGCTTATATAATTTTGTATTTGTTTCAGACTTTTTATTCAGACAATTTCTACAATGTCTTTTCAAACCGTCGTAGTTTAGACCCCAAATGTCTTGGACTCGGTAGAGGGTCATATTTTCTACGTCTTTATTAATTAATTTAATATTTTTATTGCTACAAATTTTACAAGTATTTTTTGCGGACATGCAGGAATGTGTTAATATTAGTATTTTTTGACAACATGATCTTAAATTAACATATTATTAAATAAGGTTTTCATGAATTTTTCATCTGTCCAAAATTATCCACAGCATAACATTAGGTTTCAGCACGGGCTCATAAGGTCCAAGGTGGGATCTTTCCATATGATCAAGGATGAAGAGGGCAAATTACACCAGATAATGATCCAAGACAAGGCTCGATTTTCAAAGACGCCTACGGTAATATACTGTTCTCATTGCAGAGAGGCTTGGAAGACCTATCCGGAATGTGTAGTTGCGCATGATCAAAAGCAATTAGCACAAGAGGTGCATGTTTATTTTTGGAAAGGCAAATTGAAATTAGAAGACGGATCAGAAACTATTATTCTCTTATCAACTGACGAGACATAACTCTTATGGCTAAGAAGACTCCAGTATCCACTACACCATACACAACGGTACATCAAGCACCGCCAAACACACCCAGTTCATCTGGGATGTCCAATTTAGATCAGGTATTCCCCCCATTACAACCATCCACAGATGATCCAGCTTTCCTACCTTATACGGATCCATTAGCACAAGCCAAATTACAAAAGCAATTAGCACAAGTTATTTATAGGGAAATACCATCAACAACTATTTCTACTTCTTGGACGGTTCCTGAAATTAGAATGGCATTGCAAGAGTTAGTGGCAGGTATGTTTGACATGCCCGCTCAATTAGTAGATGCTATTGTAGGTGATGATCGTGTACAAGCGACTATGAATAGTAGATTGGCGGGTATTTTAGGAGCCAAAATACAACACAAATTACCACCAGATTTACAAGACGATCCCAAAGCTAAAAATTGTTTAAAGGCATGGAAGAAGTCATGGCGGGTTATTGCTGCCGAGCCCGTTTTAACAGGTTTATTAAGATGGACTATTATGTTAGGCACAGGTTTAGCACAAATTTTATGGGACACTAATTCAGAATTATGGGTTCCTCATCTCATGCCATTACATCCTCGCTTTACCTATTACCATTGGATGAAACGAAAGCTAATGTTAATAACATTAGACGGACAGACACCAATGATTGCTGGTGATGGAAAGTTTGTTATTCATGCACCACATGGAGAATATTTAGGCTGGATGCAATCCAGTGTTAGAGCATTAGCACAACCATGGATTATTAGACAATTTGCCAGACGTGACTGGGCAAGGTGGTCAGAAAAATATGGTTTATTAACCATATTAGCTGAAACACCCGCTGGTGCAGATCCTATAATGATTAACTTATTTAAGCAGCAATTAGCGGCATTAGGACAAGAGCCAATTATTCAAGTACCAAAAGGTGTGGATGCACAAAATAGTTTTGGTTTAAAGTTTTTAGAGGCTACACAAGTTGGGTTCGAAGGTTTCCGACAATTAATAGAAGAATGCGACATGGCTATTACCTTAGCCTTATGCGGACAGAATTTAACAACACAAGTTGGTAAAGAAGGTTCTTTTGCAGCTGCAAGAATACATGCAGACGTTAAGCAGCAATTATTAGAGTCTGATGCTCGTTCATTGGAGCAGACTATTTACCAACAAATAGCTCGACCATTTGCTTTATTTAATTTTGACAACGCAGACTTTGCTCCAATTACTACATTTGATGTAACGCCTCCAGAAGACAATCTGACTATTGCAGAAACGATGGACAAATTAGGAGATGCAACTATTAAGTTAGGTAAGGCAGGAATAGGAATAGATGTGGATCATTTAGCTAAACTAATGAAACAATTAGGTATTCCATTAGATGTAGATGATCTAATAAAGATTGATCCAATTGTTTCGGGAGGGTTAGGTTAATGGCGCAAGAGACAAAAGCTTTTAGACAAGAAATAGTTTCGGGAGAAATATTAGCTATTGATCCTAAATACATTTCTCAAGAAATGCCTATTAGGCAACCTGCTCCTACATCTCAACAAAACAAAATAGCTATTGTAGATATTCAGGGATGTTTAGAACATCATTCTAATTTTATGTTCGACTCTTACGAAGACATTTTAGCTCGCACACATGAAGCTTTTTGTAACTCTTCTGTTGCTGCCGTTATTCTTAAGATTGATTCGCCCGGAGGAGATGCCAGTTCTTGTATTGAGACGTATAATGCTTTACATAAGATGTCACAAAAGTACAATAAACCTTTATATGCGTACGTTAATGAGATGGCAGCATCTGCTGCTTATGCATTAGCATGTGCTGCAGAAGAGATTTGGACGCCACCATCTGGTGTATTAGGAAGTATTGGCGTTATTGCTACTATGGTTGATCGTACAGAACATAATAAACAAAAAGGTATTAAAGTTCAGTTGATCACATCTGGTACTCATAAGGCAGATGGACATCCTGATCAAGAGATGTCAGATTCTGCTATACAAGAACAACAACATAAGGTAGATGTATTAGCTCAGCAATTCTTTGCAGTGGTGGCAGAATCCAGACATTTGTCGATTGGTAAAATACAAAAGTTAAATGCTGCCACTTATTTAGGACAAGAGGCAGTTAATAACCAATTAGCCGATGGTGTGGCTAGTTGGAATGAGTTTGTTAAATTAATTAAATTAAATCTTGACAGCTCCCAACAAATTTCACATATTAATAAAGATAATAAGAATAACCTTTCCCAATCATTGGTTAATTCAATTTCTTTAGAGAAGGATCTAGAAATGAAATTAGTATACACACAAGCATTAGCAGCCGTCAAAGATGCCAAGACCGAAGCAGAAAAGGCAAAGGCGTTAGCTGCACTGGAAAAACTACTTACCTCTAAGAAAAGCAAGTCCAAGAAAATGGATGACGCCGAAGATGAGGAAGACTCTGAGGACGAAGAGGACGAGGAAGATTCAGAAGATGAGGAAGACTCTGAGGACGAAGAGGACGAGGAAGATTCAGAAGACAAAGACGACGACAAAGACAAAGACGACGATGAAGATGATGACGACTCTAAAGACACCACCTCCACAGGCGCCGATGATGACAAAGAGGAAGAGAAGGCTTTACTACATAGTAAAACCGGGCTCTATACTTATGATCGTCTCTATCGTTTAGTTAAGCAAGTAACCAAGAAGACTAATGTACGAGAAGCTTTCGGTGCGTTATCTGCTATTCAGAATAAGATTGCAGCATCTGAAAAGGTAGCTCAAAAAGTTGCCAAATTGGAAAACGAATCTCAAAAGGCAAAGGTAGATGACATGCTCAGTAAGGCTCGTCGAGCTGGCAAGTTGACCAAGACCACGGCAGCTTCTTTAAGAGTAAAGGGCATGAAAGATGTACGTTGGCTCAAAGGTTATTTAGCAACTCTTCCTGCTTTAGTTTCTACTTTAGATGATGGTGTTAAACTTTCAGCAGAACAGATTGCCGCTGATCCACTAAGTGCATTAACGCTCGACCAACGCAAGATGGTAGAGATGGGTGCACAATTATCGGGTAAGAGTTTAGCCGATGAAGCCAAGGCAATTTTACAAACTCTTAACAAAGAAACTCCCAAGTTTTAAGAAGGATTATTATTATGGCGAATACAAGTAAAAGCGTAAAACAGGGTCGTGTTGGTGGATCAGGTAATTATTTTCCACCTATGATTTCTGTAGGTCTAACAGCATCAGCCCAAGTTTATGGTGGGTCTATTGCAGGCGTCTATCCAACATCAGGTTACGGCATTGCAGGATCATCTTTTGACGGCTATACCAAAATTATAGGTGTCTGGTCCAAAGATGTAACTGCTGCCAGTACAGACGGTTATACCGTAGCTGACATTGAGATCGGAACTTTCGAATTTACTAATGACACAGGTTCAGCTTGTCGCATTGTAGATTTCGGAAAACTATGTTATGCGGTTGATGATCAGACAGTTTCAAGATCATCCAGCGGTTTAACAAAACCTCCAGTAGGAATGATTGTTGGAATTAATCCAATTAATTTAAAGGTACAGGTTGTTGTGGGAGCATCTGCTCTACCAAGCAATTACTAATAAGGACATACGACAATGCAGATCACTACAAGTAATCTCAGTTTCTTCTTTTCACAAATGAATAACCAATTCTGGACAGCCTATACTACGTCCCCTATTTGGCACGACAAGGTTGCTCAAGTTATTCCTAGCTCTACAGATCAAAATGTATATGGCTGGGTAGGGCAATTAGACAAGGTTAGAGAATGGATTGGTCCTCGTGTTGAACATAACCCCGCCCCACAAACTTATATTCTAGCTAACAAGCTTTTTGAATTAACAGAATCTGTGGATAGAATTAAGTTAGAGAACGATCAATATGGTATTTATAAGCCAATGGTTGAATTTATGGCAATGAATATTAAAAAGTGGCCAGATCAACAGCTCAGAGACCTACTTAATAACATCGGTGCACAAACTGGTTCTCTACAAAACGGTTTAGACGGTAACCCTCACTGGTATGCCAGTCATCCTATTGATCTTTATGATGCTTCCAAAGGAACGTATTGTAATGATTTCGGGACTGCCGGAGTTGTTGTTAACGGTGTGACAGTCGGTGGTGCATTTAGCCCAACAGCTTATACCACTCTACGTCAGGAAATGATGAGCCGCAGAGGCGAAAATAACGAATCATTAGGAATTAACCCCAATTTGGTTCTTAACCCTCCTCAGTTAGAAACTGCCGTTAAGACAATTTTACATGCAGATTTCTTTGCTCCTCAGACTTATTTGCCATCAAGCGTAGGCACATCAGTTGGTCCCATGCAGAACATGTTAGTAGGTACGGCAGAAATGCTAACAAGCCATGAATTATTTGGCTATCCTACTACTTGGTATTTGCTTGACACGACCAAGCCCATTAAGCCTTTCGTCTTTCAGTTGAGGGCAGCTCCTAATTTTGTTTACAGAATTAATCCTCAGGATCCAGTGGTCTTCAATGAACACAAATATATTTACGGATCTGAAATGCAAGGCGCAGTGGGTTGGAGTCATGCTTGGCTTTCCAGCCGATCTGGAGTCTAATTAATAAAAATGGAGATTACCGATGGTTTCGCAGTATGCTCAATTAGCTGATTTGGTTTTATACGGCATACCTGTGACAGCCATCGGTAATCTTACTACCGCTCAACAAACAGATGCTCTTATTGCAGCTTCCGCTAAAATAGATTCTTATTTGAGGGGTAGATATTCTCTACCTCTCCTAGCTTGGGGAATAGAAATTACTCAAGCTGCTTGTAAAATAGCTGCTTTTGATCTGATGAATGTTCGCGGTTATAACCCTCAATCAGGTGCTGACAATAACTTAATTAATAGGTATAATGAAACTATACTTTGGTTAAGGGACATACAGCGTCAAGCTGCGCATCCAGATGTTACGCCTACGGACATACAGACGCAATTAAAACAAGGACCAGCTGTTATTTCTGTTTCTGCATGGGCAACTAATTCAGGTTGTACTAATACTAATAGAGGTTGGTGATGGGTTTTATAGTAACAGTTAAAGATCAGAATTTAAAAGATCTAATTACTAAATTAGAAGATTTGTCTTTGTCTAAAGTTACTGCAGACTCTGCCTCTAATATTGAATACCACATAGTTCAAGAATTTGCTTCTGCTGCTGATCCTTTTGGATCTCCTTGGGAAGGTGGAATGCATTTAATTGACACGGGTTCTTTGGTAGACTCTATACAAGTTACAGGTACTCAAGAAGGTTTTCAAGTTCAATTAGATGATGTTTATGGTTTTCACCAGTCTGGAACGTCTAAAATGCCTGCTCGTCCAATATTACCATTAGATGGAGAAATACCAGATAGTTGGGATGAAGAATTAACTAATAGTTTAGAGAAATTAGTGGGAGATAAATCATAATGCCAGGAATGGTAGACATTATTTCTGCTATTAGTCAAGATGTTTCTGCTCAATTAGCAGCAGGGGGTTATTTACCCTTAACAGACGGCTATATTTTAGTGGGTTCTCAACATCTATTTGAACAGTCTTTTGCTCCAAGAATAATTTTCGTTCCCACGGTTTCAAGGTTTGCGGTAAAAGATCCGTCTTCACCTAACCCTGTCATAGGTTATCCTTCGGCAGAGCTTAAAAGAGAAAGACAACAAAGGGCTATTCATACAGAGTGGGTGAATTTTGCGGTACATGTTTGGGGAAAAACATCCGATCCTAATGTAGATTATGATTATGATGCTACACAGGTTTTATACCAAGCTATTATAATAGCTTTATATAATAAAGCAGAAGGCTGCTATAACTTAACTACTGCTGGCAATTGGACATCAAGTAAGTCATCTGCCACACAATTGATTAGAACTGGTCAAGAGTTTGTTTTTGGTTTAGAGATTGCAACGCCAGTATTAGATCAATTACTACCATATGCTCCTTCTGATGTTCACGGTTATGCAGGGATCAATTTAATTTCAAATGGTAACATCATCGATCATATTGATGGATATGTTAGCATATAAGAAGAGGTATTTATTATGACGACCAATATTGGCGAAGTAGAAATTAACATCGTAGATGGAATTGGTGCGGCAGTTGTTGTTCCACTCTCGTCTGTACAACTGGTTATTGGTACTGCAACGGAAGGTACTCCTGGGCAAGTTGTTGCAAGCAAATCTACCACTGCCATTACCAATGCTTTTGGTTCTGGTCAGTTGGTCGAATATTGTTGCAACGCTATTGCAGCAGGCGGAACTGTCTTAGCCATGCGTGCTGCAGATTTGGTTAATGGTTATGTCAATAATGATGGCTATGGTGATCATGGTGTAGCGACTAGTTTAACTGTTTCAGCAGCTTCAAATACTAATTTACTTCCTATTACTATTACAACTTCTACTGCTCATGGACTGCATACAGGTCAAATTGTAGCTATTCAAAATGTTAATGGTCAGACTAATGCTAATGGTTATTTTGTTATTACTAAAACAGGAACTAATACCTTTACTATTCCTACATTAGGAGATGGAACACATGCTTATACTTCTGGTGGAACGGTTAGTACAACTGGTGTTTTCTGTAATCCTGTTTTGCCTTCTAGTCCGTCTCTACCAGGATTAGGAACTTTTACGCAATCTACTTCTGTTGTTGATCGTGCAGTTTTACAAATTACTTTAGGATCATTACATGGTGCTTTTGATGATTATAATGTTTGTTTAGCTATTGTCAATGATGGTAATGGTGGATCTGGAACTACGGTTGGGACTAACGGTATTCAATATAGATTAAGTTTAGATGCAGGTAGAACTTTTGGACCAGTTACCGCTCTTAGATCAGCCTCTTCTATTTCACTAACAGGCACAGGAATTACCTTAGGCTTGCGCGGCAATTTATTCACAGGCGATGTTTATATTTTCAGTACGACAGGTATGACTACATTAGCCTCTAATGCGGCGCCTAATCATGGTGTTGCAGAATGTCTATTAGCAGCTGCAGCATCTCCTTATGCTATTACTGGCTGGGGTAGCACACATATATTAGGTCAGTGGGATGCGGCAGATATTGCCACATTAACCGAGGACACAACTGGAACGGTAGATACTCTTCCAACACAATATGTATTTACTCGTGCCATGATCTCTTCCGAAGATGCATCTCCTCCAGTTATTTGGGGGGGAACAGGTGAAACAGAAACACATTGGGCATCTGCTGCAATAACAGGCTTAGTTAATGCTTTTTCTCAACTATCTGCTAAGCGTGGATGTGTTGGGGCAGGTTTTTTTAATATTGCAGGTAATAACCCAACGGCTATGATCTCATCTAGGATGAGGCGTCCGGGTATGTGGGCTCAAGCAGTTAGGGAATTACTTATTCCTCCACAGAGACATTCAGGGCGTGTTAAGGATGGTCCATTAGGTTCTATTATTTTAGATCCTGCTAATGATGGTATGGATGGTTTTATTTACCATGATGAACGCATTAGTCCAATGTTAGATGCGGCTCGTTTCTGTTCATTTCGAACAAGATTGGGTCGTCAAGGAATGTTCGTGGCTAATCCCAACTTAATGTCTCCTGCTGGAAGTTTATTTAGCATATTACCATTAGGTAATGTAATGGATGTAGCATGTACGATCGTACATCAAGTTGGTGAATATGAGATTAATGACGATTTGAGACTTAATTTAAATGGTACATTAGTAGAGAAGGACGCAGTTGTTCTAGAAGGTCAATTTACGCAAGCTCTTAATGACCAAATGTTAGCAACATCTATGATCTCAGGAGACAGCGCTGCCGTTGACAGAACAACTAATGTGGCTACTACTCATGAGGTGGATGTCACGGTTAATATTACTGCTCGTGGTTACATTCTTTCAGAAACAATAACTTTAGGCTTCTCAACGCCTCAATCGAGCTAATCTAATAAGGACTAAATATTATGACTGTACTACAATACCCAAGAATTAATGGAAGCAAGCATTCTTATGTTTCTATTGAAATGAAACTGGCTGGACAGATTTTTATTGGCTTCAAGTCTTTAAATTACAAAAGAACTAGAGAACGTTCGATGGTTTATGGAACTAATACAGATCCAATAGCCAAGACTAAAGGTACCAATTCATATGATGCAGATTGTGAAATTTATTTAGCAGAGTTTAACCAATTTCAAAAACAATTACAAGCATTAGGAACAGGTTATGGCGATCAGTTTTTTACCGTAGACGTTACTTATTCTACTAATGGTTTTGACATGATCCATGATCAAATATTAGGTTGTACTTTGGATAGTACAGAAGCTTCTAATTCGCAAGGCAATGATGCCTTAACTCGTAAATTTACTCTTAAACCTATTAAGATTATATTTAATGAAATAGATGACAATGATTCGCCTCTAGTAGGAACTGGTTAATTGCAATTTGACAGTGAACTAATAATTAAACATATTATTATATAATTTATCCGTGCTGACTGGCACCGGGAGCTGATCGTGGGACGCCACATCTTCAGCTCACTTTTTCACCTTTTGCAGCCGAAGGCTAAGAAGCCTTCGGGGCTTCGCCAGGAGATGTCATGATCAGCCAAGAACAAATAGCCGCATTAGAATTAGAACACAAAGTTATTGCACACATTATAGGCAAAGACAATAAGTGGGAAATTGTATTTCGAAAACCAAAGAGGTCGGAATACAAGATGTACCGCGCCTCTGCGCATAATCCTGCCAAAGTTGCTGATGCTCAAGAAATACTATTGCGTCAGGTAATAGTTTTTCCTGCAAAAGCTGCTTTTGACGACCTATTAGATGAATACCCAGGTATTTGCGACAATAGTGCGGTTAGTGGGGCTTTATTAGAAATGATTGGAGCATCTGCAGAAGAAGAAAAAAAATAATTGAAGATTTTCTTGATGAGGATCGGGAAAATCCACAGAAATTAGCACAAGGGATGATGAAATTATTTTCGGTAAATGACGATGAAGAAACAGAGGCTTGCGCAATTTATTTAGCAGAATGCTTAATAGGGTGGCGAAAAGGCAACGATCATCAATAAGAGGAAATTTTGGCGACTGTCACTATTAAATTACAAGATGAGGTTTCTTCCTCTGCCAAATCTATTAATGCGAGCCTAAAGCAATTACAAGATTCATTGGGACAAATGAGCAACTCTACTCAAGGAGCTTCTCAAAAAATGTCTGGATTAACACAGAGTTTGTCCTCTTCTGCTGCAGGATCCGCCGAAATGTCAGGTGGATTAGCAGAGGTAGGCGCAGAGGCGACCGTGGCTACAGGCGGGTTAGATCTGGTCGTTGTTGCTGCTCTTGGTTTAGTCGCTGCCGCAGGAGCAGCCTCCGTTGCATTAGGTGAGTTAATGTCGAAAGCCATAGATGTCAATGAGGCAGCTGCACATCTTAAGACGGTTATGCAGGCATTTACAGGTGATGGACAAGGTTCTGTAGAGATGATCAATAGATTGTCTGCTGCATTACCCCAGTCCAGATCACAAATTTCGGGATTTGCAGAAGATTTAGCAAAAGCTGGATTAAGAGGGAAAGAATTAGAAAGTGCAGTGATGGCTGCGGCAGGAGCAGATGCGCTGCAATCTGGCATGGCAACTGCATTTACTGGAATAATTAAACAAATTGACCGTATGGCAGAGGGCGGCAAAAAGCTAAAATTTGACAAAATAGAAAAAGATCTACAAAATATTGGTCTGTCTGGTCCTGATGGCTTGAAAAAAGTGGCAGATGCTATGGGAATAACCGTCGAAAAGTTGAAAAAAGGATCTTATTCTGCCGATGAATTAAGAAAAGGTATTATTGGAGCAGAAACAGCTATTTCTAAAGAAGCATTAGATGAAAAAGCATTAAGCTTTGAGTCTATGTTTGCTAAATTACAAGACAGTTTGAATTCGGTTTTTAAAGATCCTGAAATAGTCGCGGCTATTATACAATTTAAGACAGCATGTAAAGACTTATTTGAAGGTGTTTTTGGTAAAGGAACTACCGCTAATACTACTTTAGCCGCCATAATTAAAGGCATTTTAGTTCCTGCTTTTCAATATGCTACTTTGGGCGTTAAATATTTACATTTAGGAATATTAATATTAATTAATTATTTTCTACTCGCAAAAGCAGCGATCAAGGCGTGGATGTCAGATGCGCAGAATATTCAAAAGCTAACAGATCTATTCAATATTCTTAAAATGTCAGTCAAAGTTTGTTTAGCTATTTTCTCTGTTGTAGGAAGTATGTTAAAAGACATGTTTTCAGATAAAGGTGGAAGCCAGCAGATTGACATCTGGACTATTTTAAAGGCTGTAGCAATTGGTGTTGGAACTGCAATTGCTACGGTTGCGCTCATTATTCTAATAGCAGTAGCTGGTTTTAAGATGTTATATGAGCAGATTTGTTTTGTGGTTGATGTTTGTGCTTTTATTATAGGCGGAATGCTTGATGTAGCCAGTTCTTTATATAATTTTACAGGATTAGTTTTGTCCATATTGGGTTGGTTAGTAAGTGCCGGTTATGATGCTGCTGCTAATTTTATTGCTGGTTTAGTTGATGGTATTTCTTCACGGGGAAGCGACTTTATTGCGTCTGTATCTAACTTAGTGCACGAGGCTATTGATGTCGTCACCTCTACTTTAGGGATTCATTCACCATCAGCTGTTATGAGAATACACGGTGAAATGACAGGATTAGGCATGGCGCAAGGCATGGACAGCTCTTCGGCTCAAGTGGCTTCTGCCGCATCTAATATGGCTAATGCCGCTATTCCTAATATGTCTGGTAAGTCATCACCACAAGATCAAGCGGGTGGTAAGTCTGGATCACACATAACTGTGGAGTCTGGTGCTGTTGTTATTAATGGCGTTGGCAGTTCTGGTCAAGCTATTGAGATGACGGAAAGTGCCTTCTCATTATTGTTAGAACGATTAGCTCTAGAAAGAGGAGTATTAGCATAATGGCTCTTTTTCCTTATGGTATTCCAAATGGTTCTGCGGCATGGGATGTGGTCGTGGTTGCTGGAGTTACATCTCCTGGAGTAGTGAAAGTTGACAAGCCAAAAAGAGAATATAAGTGGGATGCAAAATGCGGTAAGGGCACGCAAGGATCGACAACTACTTTTGTCGGAACTCCTCCAGTTAAAGTGAAAATGACATTTTCATTATGGACATTTGATCAATTTGCGGATTGGGATTCCTTTAGAGCACTCTTATTATTAGATCCTACTAAATCCTCACCTACGGCATTAGAAGTCTACCATCCTTCCTTAGCTGACCTTAATATACATTCGTTGGTGACAGAAGATGTGGGCGGGTTAGTGCATGAGGGAAAAGGTCTTTTTACTGTAGAAGTTAATTTTCTTGAATATTTCCCTGCTCCACCTACATCTGCCGTTTCCACGCCATCAACATCTAATGGTAATGCTAACCCGGCTGATCCTGTTAATCCAGATCAGACAGGTTATAATGGACAAGTTAATAGTGTAGATAGTGCTATTAATAAAATTCAAAAAGCTAATGATGCTCTCTCAAAACAAGGACAACAGCCAGCTGTCAAACCAAATACCTCGGGGGTAAGTAGTCAATGACACAAGAAGCCTGGAGTACTTTAGATAATAACCGAATTATTTCGGGCATTATTACTATTCCATATTATGGTGCCATAGTTGCCGATCTCGTCTTGGCTAATACGTCTGTGGTTTCAGATCAGCCAACTTTAATAGTTGGCAATCTAACTATTAAACTAACTGTGGTCCGTCAAGCTTCTTTTGCAGGATCTAGATCATTTCGTTTAGTAGGTGGTTATGGTGGCTGGAGGCAACACGTTTCTACTCGTTATTACCAGAACGATTCTGGTATTTTATTAAAAACTGTTGTTAATGATGCTGCTTTAGAGGTGGGTGAAAAGATGGATGTTTCTAATATAACCCAACTATTAGGAGCTCAATATGTTAGGTTTTCAGCTCCCGCTTCTCGTGTATTAGATCAACTGTCTCCTGATTGGTGGATTACTCCTGATGGAATTACTCATTTAGGTAAAAGAAATAATACTCCTATTACCTCGCCCTCTACCGTTATTACTTATTCGGGAGGAAAAGGTAAATTTGAGGTTGCAACAGAAGATTTAGCCTCTTGGCTTCCTGGTCGAACATTTATTTCCCAAAATATTACAGATCCGCAAACTATTGGATCTACTTCTATTAGTATGGACAATGAAGGTAAGGTAAGGTTAGAAGTACTTAATACACCAGCTTCTAACCCACAAGATCGTTTGTCAGATCCATTAACAGAATTAGTTATGTATAATTTTCCTAATTTATATTGTTATGGTATTTGGGAATGTTCTATAATTAATGTGTCAGACTCCATAACTGGACCATGGTCATTAGATGTTCAGCCGATTGATCCTGCCAGTCCATTACCCGGTATGGTTTCATTAACTTATTATCCATCATTACAAGGAGCCAAAGTAAAGCCCACATTAGACACTATTTGTTTAGTAGGTTTTATTAATGCAGATCCACAAAGACCATATATACATAGTTTTGATGCTAATGCGGCAGACAGAATAGACATAGGAATAGGAGAAGACATTCTACCAGTTGAAGATTCAACAAGAGTTATTGTTAGATATGGAGATTTGTCAGTTCAATTAGGCATGTTCAAAGGACCGATTACAACAGCAGATCAAACTAATCCACCAATTCCGGGGACTATTAGCAAGGTGAAAGCATGACCGTTTCTAAGTCGCAATATGAGGCAGATTTACGCGCTGGTTTATTAGCCAGTGGAGCGGTAGCTGACTGTTCGCAATTAACATTATTTGCTAATGGTATAGCTGATGCTACCTATGATGACATTTCTGGCGTTGGACCGTCTGGTTATAATGCTTATTCTGTTTCTACTGCTTCTTTTGTGCAGCCTGCTATTTCCTCTACTGTACAGATTTCGGTAGATCGTAATAGTTGGATGGCAATTAACCAAATTATATTTATTTCCACAGGTGGTTATTATTTAGTGGTTTCTACTGACACAACTTCTTTAACCACTATTTATAATATGGGCTATCCGGGTAATGCTGCACAAGGCACAACTATTATTGGAAATAAACAAGTGTGTCCGGCTGGATTAATAGGACCAACTGGATCTACAGGTAATATGGGACCTACAGGACCTACAGGTTCTACAGGTTCTACTGGACCTACCGGACCCACAGGACCAACAGGACCTACAGGAGCATCAGGTGCAAAAGGAAATACTGGGTCTACAGGTCTAACAGGTTCTACAGGACCAACAGGACCCACAGGACCTACAGGACCTACTGGCGCATCAGGCTCTATAGGACCAACAGGACCAACAGGACCTACTGGCGCA